ATCAGCTGCATTTTTAACATTGAAATTTTCAATACCTTTTCCATCATGCTTCATACTTCTTGCATCGATTTCTCGACCAGTAGTATTTTGACCTAATTTTGTTAAGTCTTTTTTTGAAAAATTAATCATTTTTTAAAGTCCTAAATTAAGCTGGTTGGGGGATTACATAAGTCGGGCTAATTTGAATAACTGCCAAACCTGCCGCACTTACAATTTTGTTAACAACAATAGCTTGAGCAAAAGCAGTTCCTGATGCCAAATCCGCGCCTGGAGCAATCGTGCTTAATGCACCTGTTGTTGTATTGTAAACCACATAATCACCAATAGCCGCAGCAGCTGGTAATGTTACAATCATTGTCCCTTCTACTACCGCAGTAATTAGACTTTGGTTAGCCACAGTCAATGTAGGTGTAAATGTACCACTATACAAAGCATAGTCTTTAGGCATGGCAATAATCCCTGCGAAAACGCTTGATGTTGATGCGCCTTGACCAGCAGCAACATAACCTTCAGCGGCTTGCTGAGTTACAGCAGTAGCGCCGATAATGTTATAAGCAGCACTCACAGAGTTGATTGTATATGAATAGCCATCCCATGGGCGGTTAGTAAATAATTCACCTGGTACGCCGAAGCCTTGTGTTGGTCCAATTGAAGATTGAAAAGCCATTAGATTTCCCCTTTCTTGTAAGCTTCTAATGTACTGTTAATTACAACAGCAGAAGAAGGTTTTTGTTTGTCTGATTTATCCATTGCATAAGCAACTGGAGAAGATGTTTTTGCACCTGCTAAGAAACCTTCTAACATGACAGCTTCAGAGCCTTTTTTACATGCTAGATTAAGTTTTTTAACACCGTAAGATGCAATTTCTGAAAGTGTTTTTGTAGCATAATCAAAATTACCTACATGCTTAACTAATTTCTCAGCTAAACTTCTTCGAGCATGGTCACGAACTAGAAATTCTTTCTCGTCCATAGCTTTTGCTTCGTCTTCATCTTTCTTTTCTTCTTTGTCTTTTTCAGAATCTTCGTCAGCATCTTCTGCTTCAGATTCCATTTCTGGATCTTCATCTGCCGCCATAGCTTCTTTTCTTTCGCCCATTAAAGCGTCAAGTCGTTCGCCAAGTCCTGCAATTGCATCCATACAATCTTGAATAGAGTAAATCTTAGCTTCGCTAGATTCTCCCTCATCTTGTATTTTATTTTCTACATCAGCCATGTTATCGCCTTTTATTTCAGTATTAACATTTTCTGCTTGATCTAGTACTGCTACCTCAGGACCCGACCTACCCTCAAAAACTATAGCTAAATGATTTGCTTGCAAATTTCTTTGTAAAAAATCATAGCTCTCGCCATTATATACGCCTGGAGAAGACTCATACAAGCATGTGCAGCCTATAGAAAGCTGATTTTTCCCATTATCAATTGATTGTGACATGCTTTCAGAAAAAAACTTTAAGTTTATTTTTAACATGTCATCTTTTGTATCGTAATAAACTTCTTGTCCAGTTGTTCCATGAACACCTTTTTCTTCTGGAGCAATAACTCCATTGATACCGATACCAATATATTCATGTCCATCAATAATAGGTATTAGCTCAAAAGACTTTAATGTTTTTTCGCTTGATAGTTCTTCTGGAGACCTAAAAACCTTATACATTTTGTTTGGATCAATCCACGGAAAAAGCTCTCTACCTTTTCCTGCCATGATACTTTCGCCCTTATATTCAAGTATTCCGGCACGTGCAATAGGATTATCTTTTATCTCAAACGTGTTGTCTTTTTTGTAAATTCTAGCACTGGTTGCTTCATCAAAAAAAATAGTAACATTGTTGTTAATGCTTTCTTTTGGTAACATAGATGTCATCTTATTTTCCTATAATTCATCAAAATCTATAATTGGTTTAAATACACATTTGCAATTTATCGGCACCCCGGGAAGTCCTCGGTCATCTTCAGGAACTCCTAATGCAGCCTGTTCTTTAGTGACATTTTCAAATGAAAAGATTTTCCCGTCAATCTTTATGTGAGATGCACGAGGATGAGCGCCACCAAAAGAATGAATCCACTCAAACTTTTTAACACCAGCATTCATTAACTTTTGTTTATTGATAGATGAATATGCTTTTCTTGTTTGATCAAGTGCGATGTTATTTGCACGTCGTTTTACTTGTCTATTGTAGTCATCTAATTTTCCATCGTTTTTTTTACGTGGGATTTTATTAACAGACCTGTCAGCGTTTTTAATTGTTTTTTCTATATCTGGTACAAGTGATGCCAAACCTTCACCGTTTGTAATGGATCTCATTACTGCACCAGTCACATTCTTAAAATATTCCTGTGGAATTGATTTTATATAAGAAACATTTTCAGCAACTAAAGCAGGTACGATTTGTTCCATACCTTTAGGCACAACTCCTGTATTAAGAGACAAACCTCCAGTCAGTTGTTTTAAGCTTGAATGAAGATTAGCTTTACTAGTCTTTTCTGTGTCAGACATCATGCTTTCTGCAAGATCCTTTGCATTATCGTTAAAAAGTTTTGTAAATGTGGTCTCTAGCTTATTCATCAATATTCTTGCTTGAGAACCTATGTTTTTATCGCTCTTAACGTCTTTTTTGACATATTTTTGTGGATTTTGACGCTTGTCATACTCTTTTTTTGCTTTTAATGTCTGGTAGTTATGAGACCTTTCTCCTGCATCTAAAGCCATCATCTCATCTTGAGACTCAAAGAAACTATCTGCTATCTCTCCATTGAAAAACTTAATAATCTCTTTTGTCACCTGAGACGTCATTTGCGTGACTAATCTCTGTATTTTTCTATTATATTTTTCTTGAAGAGAAGCATTGTAGTAAAGCGCAGAACCCTTAAGAGTTACATCTTTTCGGCTTTGCGCCCACTTTTGTTTTTTTTTTGTTAGCTTTACTTTACTAGAAGCCATTGTCTTCCTCAGCATTTTGCTTTTCTTCTGCAAAATCACCCGAGCTTTCTTCGATGCGATCGTAAGGCTCATCCATATCTACCATGCCAGAATAACTTGAATCTGCATCGTTAATAATTCTTCTACGCTCATCTTCAGGCTGTATTGCTCCCGATTGCATAAGCACTTGTCCAGTATCAGCTTTAATCTTATTCATCTCTGCAAGCTCTTTGCTTGTCATAGAATCAAGCTCAGCCCACTTAATGGTTGTCTTAAAGATCTTCCCATAAGCTGGTTCAATAACTGATTTCATGACAAGCTCATGATGTCTTTGTGCCATTTTAGTTAAAGGTCCTATGCGAAGACTTTCCAGCATCTCATGGTAAGATGCTTCTTCATATTCTCCAGAGTTAAAACCTTGAGGCGATGTCCCAAAAAGTTTTGTAAATGGGACTTCGCCTGCTGCTGCACATAATTGATATTGCCCGTTTTGAGTCGTAACAACATCAGTTAATGATGTGTCGAATTGCATAAACTCTTCTACTAGATCGATTAGCTTAATGCCGGAGTTGTCTCTATTGTAAATATAGTCTTGTAGACGTTGAAAAAGAACATCTTTATTCTGAGCATAAGCTTTCGTGTTCACTTTAATAACATCAGTACGTTTTGTTGACGTCAACAAAACCGCTTCATCAGCTACTTTTTCAGAAGAATAAACTCTCGCTGCTACCTTCTGAGGTATAGGGATTCCTCCATATCGGTACATAGGTTTAAGCATATCAGGAACATTTTCAGTACGATAAACGATTAAATGTGTTCGATGTATTTTTAAACCTCCAACTTGCCACCATGTAGGTTCAAGATAATACATTGAGGCAGGATTCGATGAAGATTCCATATCTAATTGAGGAACTAAATTGTAAGGATCTACTTGAGAAATCCCTTTGTAAGATCCTGGTTTAATTCCGTCAATATTAAAGGGGTTTTCGTAATAAGATTGAGGGTCATCTGTTTCTACGACAAAATAAGCTACTCTAACGCCAAACACTCGGCCCATATGGATAAGCTCAAGTAGATTTTCTTGAAGTCTGTATTTAGTGTCTATATCAATCATTTCTGG